CATTGAAAAAACGATCCAAGTAATCGTCCATTCCAAATCCATTGCGCCTTATACTTTCCATTAATTCTGGAAGATTGGCAGCATGATACCTTGCTAGGTTAGTCATCTTAGTAGCTCCTTATTAAGCGAGTTTGTGTTTTGTGAACCCTTACGGCGTTCATCTATATTTATAGCACAGACCATAAAAAAACGGGGTGTTGAACCCCGTAGTTTTTTATTCGGTTTCTTGGGGTTTTGTTTTCTTCCCAATGTTATACTTCTGTTCTAGTATCCAATCTCCTTTGTCCTTATATGCAAGAACCTTTATCTGATTGAGAGGTGCGATATCAGCAATATCACTTTCCTTTACTATTGAAATAAGTCCCCAATCAGCAAGTAACCTAGCAATCCTATTACGTCGCTGTACATCATTGCTTGTGAGATTAGCATGTTTACCATCAAGTGCAAATAGTTCTTTAAAATGCACAATGAAGTATCTACCCTGCTTGTGCAGTATGTGACATGATTGATATAACTTCTTCTCTTTCCTAGATGCTACTCCAATTCTTGTTAAAGTCTCACGGACTTTAAGGAAATCATCTGGTTCATTGAGCATGACCTCTACCATGCTATCCTGTGACCACTCTACAATAGGCTCAGCGGCTGTTGTAGTCATTTTGTCCCTCCAGTATCAAGTCGTTGTTTAATGAAATTAATTTGTTCAGGGGTTAATATCTTCAAAGCATTTAATGCTTTTTCGTTGCTATAACCATAGTATTGTTTAATGATTTCAAGGTCTGTGACTTTATCCTTCCGGAGCCAGGGACTAAATCTCTTCTTTTTCCTCAAAGTATTTAGATAAAAAGAATATTGCATGTCTTTATCAAGGAAAGAATATTTATTCATCTCATTCGCAAACAGTACACAATCGAGGTGACCTGATAGACAACGATTGATAATGTATGGAGCATACTGTTTGATATTATCGGGGTCTTCCTCTATCAAATTCTCCTTTGTAAAGTTGACAGAGTTCAACCAATCTTTAAGTTCAGTCATTTTGGTAATTTACGATTGAAGTTCCAGTAACTAAAGTTCTGCCAAGTATAGTATATCCCACATAAGAACTTTTGCACAAAGTATTCTAAAAAAAGTATTGAAATAATAATATATTTCTCAATCATACTTTCTCTTCTTCCAATCAGCATACATCTGACCGAAGACCATCCCTTCATGGGACTTAAGTTCAGCACCATCAAGAATCTCTATCTGTCTCTTAGTTAAAAGACGAGACTCTTTCTTCATAATCTCTTTATATTCCTTTGGGAAATTTGCGTAATCTTCTGGGGTCATCGTATTATTTGAATGTCGGTGTCTTCAGTCCAGAGTTCGACTTTATCTCTGAAACGGTTTTCTTGCTTTAATTTATCATACCTCTTACCTGCCTTCTTCTTCCACCACTTAATTATATTCTCAAGATAGAACTTATCCCAATTCTGTCCTCTAACCAACTTAGTCTCTTTACCAAGAAGAACCTCTCTTATATTAGCATATCCATAATCAGATGTATAGAACCTCTTTCTTTGAGTAAGACCAAATGCTTGTTTGATAACACTATTAAACTCTGCTAACTTCTCTTGATCTTTTAGACTCTTCCTAATGATAGAGATCATCTTAGTCTGTCGTTTCATCTTCTTAGAGGATGCTCTATTGTCCGTGAGTGGGGTGTTATTGTTCAATAGGGTAAATCTATTATGAAGACGATGGAATGCCTCTTCATGAAGCAGAGGAAGGAACTTACTATCAGTTAAACCTTTGAACCTTATGAATGGTTTAAGACCATCGTACTGTGATGCAGAAGTCGTAGAACCATATAAAGATGTAGTTTCAAATAATGCAATATCCTTTTCAAATACTCTACTAACTTCTTCTCTTGCAAAATGAGATATACAAAGTAATGCAAGAAGTTTACCACCCAGATAATTATATCCAAAAGGTTGAGATGGAACAATAGCAAACCCCATACAAGTATGACGATTTAAAAGAGGAAGATTTGCTGATTCACCTAACCACTGATTCCTTGGTCTAGAATTAATTACTGGAGAACCAAAACGAATGAACCCTATTATCTTCTGACTTCTCTTCTCATATACCATCCAACGCAATTCTCTACCTGGTATATTATGCTCAATAATATGTGAAGATGTTGCAGTTAACATCTCATGATAATATCCTTGAGGAACTGATTCTGGAAATCTATCTCCAACAAACTTAACTTCAAACTCCATCTCTTCTGGATGGATGTCCTCATTAAAGAACTCATCCTTCAAAGAAAATAATGCACTACCCTTTTTCTTAACTGCTGCTTCTTTAGTGAAGCGAACATAATCTTCGATAGTCTTAAAGTCTTTAAAATAATTAATAAATTCATTAGCAGCCCATTGGGCATCTAATTCAGAGATTTGCATCATGAAGGTAGACGAATGTTCTTTGCTAATCCAAGTCGTTCTAATGTTAGTATAATATACCAAGTCAAGTCAAACTGTCCTTGAAGACCATGCTTTGCTGAACTTGGATGTGCGTGATGATTATTATGCCACCCTTCTCCAAAGGCAATTATTCCAAGTATAGGATTGTTACGAGAATTATCTTTACTATCAAGTGGTTGTGTTCCCCATGTATGAGCAACAGAATTAATACACCAAGTCAAATGATATACTGCTACCAAACGTAAGGGTATTCCCCATAGCACAAATGCCCATCCACCTAGTGAATAGAGCAGTAATCCTAATGGGAGTTGTAACCACAAGTAATGAACATGCAACCATCTATAATAAGGATCTCTTTTTAAGTCTGCAGCAAGTTTAGATTTATCACTAAGTGCAGGAACTTCATACATCATCCACCCAAAATGGGCCCACCAGAATCCTTTATGAATATCATGTGGATCTAAGTCTGTATCAGAATACTTATGATGTTCACGATGTATTGTTACCCATTCAATAGGTCCATACTCTGCACTTAATGCACCACAAGTAGCAAAGAATCTCTCTAACCATCTTGGTGTCTTAAATGATCTATGTGATAATAATCTGTGATACCCCAGAGTAACTCCAACACACCCAGTCAATACAGAAAGAAAAAAGAATACTACAATTGCACCCCAACTCCAATACTGTGGTTGTAATGCTACGATAGCAAGATAGTGCATTGCTAACATGAATATTATTGTAGGCCATTCTAGTTTCATCTTATTACCATTGGGTGTTGTTTCTCAAGATAATTTTCAAGTTCTCGTTTATCCAACTCATGTTTAAATTCATGATACATAAGATCCTTTTCTACTTTCAATTCAATACCACTTAAAAGTCTCTGTAGACCTCTTGCCATCAAACGATATCCAGTTCCAACATATACCTGTCCTGCAACAACTGCAACAGTAGCAGTTCCCCAGAAGAGATAATACCAACTGGATTTAACTTGATGTCTTTTCTTTTTGTCAGTCATTTGGTTCATACTCCGAAGGTGCTGTGTCTTCCCAGGTGGGAGGTTTCTTTTCCCAAGGTTTAGAGTGTGATAGATCTAACCATCTAGGAAGATGTTCTTTAATCCATTTAATCATTCTGGTTCACACTCCAATAATTCATAACTCCAATCTTCAATTACAGTATTAGCAAATAACATATCACTAGCCTTTGCTAATTCCCTTTTAGCATGTTCCATATTAGGTGCTTCAAATTCTATGTCAATACATTTACCCAGTCGTAATTTAGAAGGTTCTTTCATATCACATACCCTATGAACGTTTGCTTTAACAGCATTACCCGCAGCATCAGATACGTTTTCTCTTAATCTAACAAATACTTTTGCTTTGAAGTTCATTTGAATTCACACTCCACCATAATTTCAGTTAATGCAGCAAGCATATTTATTTCCTGATCTGCTACGAAGGCAATCTGGTATTGATACTTAGCAATAATAAGAACAGCAGAAGGGATAGTATTAGGAACCAATGATGTGTAAAGAGAATCGTAAATACGACGAAGAAGTACACTAGAATCATTGTCCAAATTACTGACGACCCACTTACGTACTTCAGGAAAGTTTTTTGTCTTAAGGTTTTTAATAAGGTCATTTACAGAAACATCCGAGAATGATGCAAGAATACCAGTATCTATTTTACCACCTACAGAGTATCTCTGACACTCATTTAGGATCCTTCTCCAGTCTGGGAAGTGTTTGTTGATGAGTTCAATAAGGACTTTCTTATCAGTTTCAACCCGTTCTTCGTCCAAGATGGATACAAGCCTGTTGAAAAACGCGGCCTGGATTTTAGGTTTCTCCGGACCTTTGATGCCAAATTCGACCACAGCACACCTGGAGTGGAGCGGTTCAATGATTTTATTTTTATAATTGCAGGTAAAGATGAATCTACAGTTCCCTGCGAATTCCTCAATACTCGCTCTAAGGAGGAGTTGTACGTCGGAAGTGGTATTGTCTGCTTCGTCGATGAT